GGATTGGAATTCAGGTTCTGGGGATGCTCATATTTTAAATAAACCAACTCTTCCAACAAGAGATTCATTGGGAATAGATACTAATGATACTGTTAGATTTGGGAGTGTGGAAGTAGATAATGACTTATGGATAAATGGTTATGCTGATACTACCGCATCAAGGATACGATTCCATCATAATAATACCAATGCCTATCAAGATTGGGAGACTGGGAATTACTATATAAGATACGACACCACAACGAGATATATGATGGATAGTGTTGGCAACTTTCATGCGGATGCAGATATTTATGCATATTCTACTTCAGTTGGTTCAGATAAAAAATTAAAAAAGAATATAAAAGATATAAAGTATGGCTTATCCGATGTATTAAAACTTCGTGGAGTTGATTTTGACTGGAAAGAAAAGAGAGATGGAAGGCATGATATTGGTGTTATAGCTCAAGAGGTTCAAGAGATTGTTCCAGAAGTGGTAAGAGAAGTAGACGATTTTGAAGGAGGAACTTATTTAGCTGTTGACTATTCTAAATTAGTTCCAGTATTAATTGAGTCTATTAAAGAATTAAAGGAAGAATTAGATGGCATTCGGAAGTCCAGATAATTGTAGGCTTAGCGATTTAGGTCTAATTGCAGCTGGAAACGGCAGTAGTACCTCTGGCTCTGCCACAAGCCAAAAGAAGTTAAGAGCTGATTGTGCTAATAGTAGTAGTGCTACTAATGTAAGATTGTGGGACTCATTTAAATCTCCTACTCAGTCTCAAATGATGAGCGGTACAGTTTTAGATGACGACCCAGAAGATGATACTTATGAAGTCGATACTAATGATAGTTCTGTTGGTGGTTCTGTGACTACTGATTCACCTAGTACATATGGTATTGGTACATATTTCATGTCAAGATGTTGGAATCTGAATACTACTTTTATACAAAATACATGGGAAGCAATCATAGCAACTGGAAGCATCTTTGGTTCTGGCACAACAACTAATGAGACTGCTGTTACGACAGATTGGTCGATGAGCTTACAAGGCAATAATACAGGTACAGGCTCTGTGTACATAAGACAAACCCTAGATGGTAGTTCTGCATGGAAGAAATTCTTTGGATTAGATAGTGGGACAGATTGGATGGGAAGAGTGACTGCGAATGTTAACAGGACAAGTGGTGGTGGTGGTGAATAAAAAGGCAAATTTATGATTATTAATTATTCCCAAAAGAACGTAAATTCGATGAAGGTTTATATATGACAGGAATTGGAAAAATAGTATCTGGCAATAAGAAGCAAATCTCTGCTAAGGCTCAAGCGAGTAGTCGAGCACCGTGGATTTCAGGGCAACTTGAGTCATCTAAGCTAGGACAGACTATGGGAGATGTCTATTCTACTTTAGCCATAGGAGGTTCTTTAGCCTCTAGTTATATGAAATCTGCTGAGCCTTATAAGCAGATGCAGGCTGGAGGTAAGGAAGTCGGTCTTGATATACCAGATTTATCTATTAAAGATAGGATTGGGATGATGTTTGGTAAAGGGGCTGACGACATGCTTACTAAGAATTATGAAGCTGAAGGAAGTGAAAATTATCAATATAAAGAAGGTGATGATTTATCAGTTAAGCAAACTCATCAATATTCAGGAGCAACTTTAATGGATATAGGTAGCAGAGCAGAATCAGGTACTCTTTCGTCTTTTTTAGAAGGAGAATCTGTTGGTGAAAAATTTGGCAAAGATATTTCAGAAAACAAATGGTGGGATGCCAAGACGGAACAAATGGATGCTCATCAATCTTCTCCACAATCTTCAAGCGAATCAGATACTCAAAGGACATTTCAAAGGGGAATAGGCGAAGGTGGAGGGCAAGGGGCTTATGGAAATAGAGACTTTGTAGGAGGTACAGATAACAAAGGCATAGGAGGTGGCGGAAACCTTGACCCTAAATTGGGAAGAAAAGGAATGAATATCGGGCCTGATAAATTTGAATTGCAAAGAGAATACGAAAAAGAAAACCCTTACCATGCAGGAACTCATCCAGCGTCAGAGAGTAACGAACCAATTTATACTAATATGCAAGAAGCTGATTACGGAGGAGAGCCTACTAACATAGGGGGAGCAGCTGACACATCAGACCTAACTGATTATGCGTCTTATGATTCAGGGTATAGAACCTCTAATGCTCACGCATCAGGATACGCTGGTATGGGATATGACCCCAATGAAGGTGGTCAAACATCTATGGAGGGAGCAGGGGCTCAAGGTGACCCTGGGTCTAATGGGCAACCTACTGATATGAGTGGAGATACTCTTTATGGCAGAGAAAATAAAAGATTTACCCATACCGAATCTCCTGGATATGCGGGAAAAGCAGCAAGGACTGGGCAGTTTTATTCTGAACAAGAGTTTTCTGAAAGGGAGGCGGCAAAAAGAGACCCACTGGCAGGATATGAACCTGGATATGAGCAATCATGGCTTAAACCAGGAAGTATGTTTTCAACAATAGGAGACTCACTAAGATGAAGTTTTTTAGAAGAATAAAGAGAGAGAAAAAAGAAAAGAAGTCCTCGTCAGATGATGACGAGAGTGATTTTGTAATGGAAACAATTGCCGTTGCTGGTTTTGTAGCTAATCAGTGGGAAAAAAAGGAACAAGCAAAAATAAACGATAAAATGGCTGACGCTTTAGAGCTACAAAATACTCAAAATGCTATGGGTATACAAGGAGCTGGGGAAGCTCAAGAAGGTAGTAGATTGCTTCGTCAAAATAGGCTAGGTCAAGATATATCTAATATGGGAGCAGCTGGAGCTTCCACAATGAAACAAAATTTAGGTTCTCTATCTGATGCAAAAAGTACTTTCGCAGGGAATTATAAACAAAACCAAGCACTAAGCTTTGGTAAAAAATCTGTATGGGATACTTACAATCTACAATTTGACCAATTAAAGAGACGAGATGAGGATTCAATGATTCAAGAATTAACTGCTTCTGCGTCAGCAGCTGCAGATTTTAAATCTAACGCTAAAGATATGAAATCTCAAATAAAAGGGCTAAGAGGGTAATGGCACAATATATAGTTCCACCAAGTTATAGAGCTGGGCAAGGAAATAGATTAGCGTCTAATGTTAAAGATAGCCTCGCTTTAATGGACTTCCTAGTTAGATTAAAACAAGAGAAAATGTCTACAAAAATAGATGATGCTCGGTATTATGCTCGTCAAGCAGCTGAGGAAGGCTCTCAAACTCGTAGGGATGAAAGATTGCATAAATATGGGTTAGAGGAGATAGAAAAAAGAGAGACCTTACAAATAGGTAGAGAAGACAGGGCTTTGGTAGCTGAGAAGAATAAAGAGCAACGGATATATGGAAAGGGCGGATTCCAATCCGATAAGGGAAAAGAAGAATTATATAGAGGATTATTGTCTGAATATGATACTGATGATATCAAAACGGATGACAAGGGATGGTCTTCAGTTGTGTCTGGGGCGTTAACTAAAGCGGACAAAGCAAAGGCATCTGATGATGTTTTTAAGTTATCAGGTTTTCAAACAAAATATTCTAAAGACCCAAAATCTGAATTTCAAACTCTTTGGACTGTATTTAGACAAGCACAAAGTATGCAACATCCTGAGACTGATGTAAGGATAAGGACGGAAGGAAAGAAACGTATTCCAGAGTTCTTTTATCCTAATATGGGGGGTCTAAAAGCAGGAACAACTATGGGTTATGATATTGACCATACCCCAGGGGCTTTTACTCAAGGGGATATTGCACCTGCTATCAGAGATTTATCTAAGTTAATAGAAGGAACAGGGTTGCCTGAGACGGCAGTGTCTAATATGTTTCATTCTGGACTATCGAAAAATCAACAATTTATGGACTCAAAAGATTATCAGTCTTATCAGTCAATTAATAAGGGAATAGAATCGACCACACAAGGAATTAAAGCCTCAACAGTGAATGTAAATAGGACTCAACAGCTAATTAATCAGTCGTCTAGTACCGAACAAAATACGAAAAACAAAGCCTCTTTGGACTATGTAGCAACAGATGTTTTTGGAACTATATATAGTCAATTCTTTACGACTGAAGACGATGTAATGAAAACAACTGAAACTATGAACCAAAAAATGTCTGACCTAAATGAGAAAAATCCAGATTTAGCACACGCAACAAGGGCTCTTTTCTTCCAGGGGAGTAATTATTTAAACGAAGGAGGCCCTAACACTTATGAGGTGTACGATGATTTCTTTGCGAAATTTATTATGCATGACGAACCTGGCCGAGGTGGAAGCCCATCTGTGGCTCAACAGTCCTTTGAGGCTATGGGATTGTCTAATGAGTATAAAAAGGTAAAGGACATTGTCGATGGAAAAGATATAAGGGCAGGAAAAAAGGGAAGTATTGAGCATATTTATGTGATGGATTCTGCTGTTAGGATGGCTGAAGGGAAACAAGAAGAGATGCCTTTTGCTAAAGATATATTAGATGAGTACTTTAGAGATGCGTCTGGTCAGTCTACCCCTATATTGAAATCTTTAGATACTGCCAAAGAACGAGGAGATTTATCATATAAATATGAAGGTAATAAACTTATAATAATTTTTGATGACGAGCAAAATGTGCATGCGTTCAGACAGGCTATAAAGGGACAATCTCCTGTAGAAATGCAAACCTTTGACAGTTTAATAAGAAACAATTTAATTGATATACAAATAAAATGAGCAACGGACAAACACCACAAAAAGGAAGGTCTTTAGGAAAATCATGGCTAGATGCCAATGCTAGTGAGGATTCAATTTTACACAATGCTGCTTTAGGTAATATACAGACTGAAACAGATACATTAAAAGCAGGTGACAGTACCCATGTAGAGACTGCTCTTAAGGGAATCTACGGCCCAGTCAGTAAATATGTGACTCAGGAGTCTTTATATGGTGATTACTCTGATATATATTCATCATTAAATACCTTATCTGGAAGGAATATGACAGGATTTGACCCTATTGATTATGCGACAAAAAATAAAATGGGGAATCCTTGGGAATTAGAAAGAGCTGTTAGGGGAGGTTCTTTTGAGCATTACGCTCCAAGAAAAGGAAGATGGGAAGGATTTTCTTCTAGTAAAGCTGAATATGATAAAGGAAAGAAACTCCCTGGGTTCTCTCAATGGCAAAAAAAGGGAAGACCTTCAATAGAAAATTATTTTTACGACTTAGCTTTTTCGCAAAATCTTAGAGCAACAGTTGATTTAGGAGCTGGGGCTCAAAATAAAAAAGCAGGGCATCCATCTGTAAAGGCTCAAATGAGAAAATTAAAAGAGTTTACTGGGGATTCTTATGAAGGGTATATGAAAGATATAGTTAAATCTTCTATTGCCCAGGCTGATAAATGGGCTTCTGAGTATAGCCTTGAGACTCAAAATATGATGGGGAAATCTATATTAGCTGTTGATAATAGACAGATTACCAATGAAGTACGTCAGAATCTTACAGACTTAAATAAAGTTGTAAACAGAAAGGCTGAATTTGAAAAGACTAAGGCATCATTAAATAATATTAAGGATAGTGAAACACAAGATATAACTCTTAAAATTCTAAAAGATGAAGAAAATTCTGTAACAAAATTAGAAGATAGAATCTTATTTAACATAGATGCTTCTAGCGGAAAAATGACTAGGGCTTTAGGTCAGTCTCTTGAGAATATGATGACTATCCAAAGTTTCCCAACATCAGCCAAGCGTCGAACTCAAAAAAAAAAGATAAAAAAGTAGTCCCATGGCTCCCAGAAGGAATAAAAGATACTGGTTTAAAAAATGCGTCAGGGCATAGAATTCGTTTCCATGAAGATATGATTCCTATATTTTTAGAAGCTAAAGATACTTTAGAAAAGGAAGGTATAGATTTGAACATTCAAGACAATTTTAGGTATCCTGGGGTTCAAAGAAAAGCTTATGAATCAGGTAAGTTTGGAGTTGCTCATCCTGATAGTTCATTCCATCCAAAAGGTAAAGCATTTGATTTAGAACAAACACATGAAATGAAAGATAATCCAAGAATAGCAGAAGTTCTATCGTCATTAGGACTTATACAATCAGCTTTAGATAAGGGAGAGTGGTGGCACTGGTCAACGCCTAAATAAATATGCCTCAAGATAAAAAATTTAGTTATATAGACGACATCTATGATGAGTTCAAAAAGCGTGAACAGTCTACTATAGACATGACTCGCCAAAACGAACAACAGACTTCACATCAACGAAATATCAAACGAATGAATGAAAAATCTCGTGGGGTAGAGAGAGGTGGAATGGGTGAATTTACTCGCCAATTCGGAGCTGGCTTTATTGAAAGTGCAACTTTGGCTCCTACTCTTTGGGATAAGTTAGGTGTGCCTGTGTCCTCATTAGTAGAATCAGTTGAAGGTGAATATGAAGGAGATTGGGGAGACCTTAGTGGGACAGGTAAGGCTGGCTTTGGATTGGGAGCTGGAGCAGGTGCTCTTCTTCCTTGGGGTCTAGCTGGTAAAGTAGTAGGTGGAGGTTTAGGACTTGTTGGGAGAGGGGCAGCCCTTATAGGAAAAAATCCATGGACTAAAAGAGCAGCGTTACGTCAAATAGCAGCTCAAACAGAAAAATTAACAGGAAAAGCTGCCGTTAAGTTGAGTGACGATGTTCTTAAGGGGACTGTTGATGCAGCGACAGATGCAGTGGGTAAACGTGGTCTTGCTTCTCTTGTTTTAGGGAAAGGAAGAGGAGAAAGTTTTGAGGTTATAGCTAAGTCTCAAATTAAAGCAAATATAGCAAAAGATGTTGGTGCTGAGTCTATTGATGATGTAACAAATATAGCTTATGAAGCCGTTACGAGTATGAACCCTAAGGATGCTCATGCTTTCTTATCTTCTACTCTAGGGAGAATACCAAATCTGATAAGAAGAGGAGGTATTATGGGTAAGGGTCGAGGAGATATGGCTGGTGAATTCCTTGCGGCTTATTCATTTGATGCTCTTCTTGGGGCTACTATGGGCGCGGCAAGATATAATATGCATCATTGGGATGAACATATGAAGGAGACTGGTACTGAAGGATGGGGAACTCTTTCTCCTTACGTTAACACAATCGATACTGCTAAAATGTTAGATGAAATGCAAAGTGAGGCTTTTTGGCTTGGGTTCTTAGGAATATCAAGATTGGTAAAAGGTGGAACTTCTGGTGCTAATGTTATGGGAATGAAGTCTAAGGCAAGTCAAATGTCTTGGAATCTATTAAAAGCCCACGCTAAAGACCTGAAAAAACTTACGCCTAGAGAACTTAGGGGACAGCTAAAATTAATAGATAGAATATCAGAAGGCTCTCTTGTCCATGAGGGTATTCCTTCTATAACAAAGGCAGCGAGCAAGTTTGATGATTTAGCATCTGTTAAAAAAGGATTAGGTAAAGATATACATTGGTCTGACCTTATGGATGAAAAAGATTTAGTCGGGGCTTTAAAAGGAGTTAGGTGGCAGTTTACTAAGAAGGCTCCTAAGTTTCTATTTGATGAAGCAAGAAAAGATTTATGGGGTAGTCTTCCAAGAATGATGATTGGGGCTACAACTATGAACCTACCCGCTATAGCTCAATTACATGAAAGGACTGGCGGTGATATTGGGGCTACTCTAAAGAATGCTCCTTATACATGGGGAGAAAGCTTACCTGAAATGGCAGCTAATATATTTGTAGGAATGGTTATGACTAAAAAAGGTAGAGGTATGAGACTATATGATAAGCCTTCCTCTGCTATGTTCCAAAGAGGGCATCCTCCTCAATTCATAGGTGGGCAAGCTAGCATATTTAGAAAGATGTTAGGCAGTATGGAGACAATGGGGATGAGTACCAAAGAAATTAGAGGTAATCATAGGGCATATAATTATAGTGCTTCTCAAAGATATGAAGAAGGGATGCGAAATCATGCTCTTGATGGCAACCCCACTTATAAAAAACTACAACAAATTTTAGATTCTAAGGGATGGGATAAAGAATCAGATTCTAAAGTAGAGGGAGAACTTCCATTTAAAATTGCAATATCAGAAGCAATTGCTAACGAAAAAAACCCAAATATTAGAAAACAATTACAAGAACAAAAGGCTGTTGCTGAAACAATTATAGCTGAAATGGATGTTTTATCTGGCTCTAATTATACTTCTAAGTATATGACACCAGGAGAAGCTCTTAGGTGGATGCAAAGAATTGCTAAGACTAGGATTAATGGTGAAGTTTCTTCTATTGAAACAATCAGAGAAAATTTAGATGTTCACGCTGAAAGAGTTTTCGGAGAATCAGCTAGTAGAGCCAAGGGGATACAGTTCAAGTATATTATGAATATCCTAAGAGATATGGGTCTTGACTCAGATGTTAGAGTAGATAAACAAGGCAGGATTGTATTGCCAGGACAAATTAAGTTGTCAATCCCAAGTGGAGAAGCTGGTGATGCTATTGTGATGAAAACTAATTTTATGAAGGTTCTTCAAGACGGAGCTAAGGTTGGTTGGATAAAATTCGGAGATAAAAAGTCAGATGATTACGTAGCTAGTGTTGAACAGACTGAAAAGGCATTAAAAACTCATAATGAAGTACTTGACGAGATGCATAGGGAAGTCTTTGGAAAAGATTATACTAGAGACGGAGAAGACTATGTTGGTTTATTTGACGATACTATAGTGTCTAACCCAGTATGGGGTCTTACGAATAGACATTATGCAAATATAAAACAAGGTAAAAATGTAATAGCTTTGTTAACTGGTAATGTACCATCAACGGATACAGCAGGGGGGGCAGAGGCTACAAGGCTTTTATCTGATTTGCAAAGAGCGTTATCTGCTAAAAATATTGAAGTTACTGGGTGGGATGCGGTAAAGGATTCTGACTATCAAACTAGTGAGTCTAGAAATGAAGCTTCATTATGGTTTAGTAATGTTAAAAAAGCTTTCGGATTATTAAATGAATCCCCATCTCAGGGAACAAAAGAAATAACAGCTACTCAATTAATAGCATTAAAAACTAAGATGGATTCTCTTGTTGGAGATGCGTTTATTAACCCTGATGCAGTCAATAACCTCATAGGGGAGAGTGGTAAGATTGTTGAATACGCTGTGATGAATATGGGTATAAAGGGAGCATCGTTCTCTTCTAAGGTTGGTATACTCCACCTTGTTAAGAATAATGATATTTCAGAGGGATTAAATCTCCCAGATGCAACTAAGGTATCTGAGCTTTTATCTATTAAAGAAAAGAATGGGGATATTTCTCATGAGGAAAGAATTGAGTTAGAATCTTGGTATAATAAAAATATTTTAGGGGCTATTGAAGAGAGTAGGACATCTGTTATTAAGATAGAGGCTACTACAATTGATGACAAAGCCCAAGAAGGATGGCTCCCAGCTTTACAAAACGCTAAGAAACAATTTACACATGCTGAGCAAAAGTTGGATATGATGAATATGCATGGGCTTGTTAAGTCAATTGATAAGACCTTAGCTAGCTTCGGAGTAGGTGAAGACCTTATGTCTCAAGTTCGTGGTTTAGAAACAGCTGGCATTGAAGCGACTGAAGGGAATAAAGACCTCGCTGAGCATATTGGAAAGATGAACTCCTTAACTACAGATTTAAAATTTAAGATTGAAAGAGCGTTGAGAGAGGGCGACGTTGACATGATGAAAGAATTGTCTACAAGGTCTCCTGATTTGCAATTATTGATGGATAAGTTAATGCAAACCGCACCTTCTTCTTCTCATGAGGCGTTTCTGGTAGAGCTAACTAAGCATTTAAACGATTTAGACGCATTTAGAGATAAGAAAATTAGTGAAGTAGAAATGGATGAAATGGTTGAAGGTAGGATAGCCTCGTCCGCCACTAAGGGAGGTAAGGACAAAAGTGAGAACAATGATGTAGTAATTACAGCGTCTCAATATGCTATGAAATATAATATTCATCCTAATGTTATGATGGAAATTATAAAGAGTACTAAGTCTAGATTCGGAGTAGGTCAAGACCTTATATCTGAAGTTCGTAGGACAATGCCTTATTTATGGACAAAAAGTCCGAAAGATATGTCAGCGGTTGAAAAGAATCTCGTTAGAAGTTTAAACTCTTTAGATAACATAACAAAGGATTTGGATAGCCTCCAAAGGGATTTAGCTCCAACCCCGAAAGAGGTGGTCGAAGATTTAATACCAAGATTAATGTTGTTAGCTAAGGCACAGTCAGAACAACGACAAAAGGTTGGTCTACATCAGGAATCAGGTACTTTAGAATCAGATTTAAAAACTGATACATTCCAATTACTAAGAGGTTTGTTTAATTCAACAGATGTATCCGTTCTAGAATTTGTTAATGGAGGTTTTGATTTACGAAGAAATACAGTATCTAAGAGCAATAATGGATTTTTAGGACTCCAGAAGTTATTGGGATTGCAAGATGGACTGTATTTAATGAGCAATAGTGCAGTTGTCGATAAAAGAAAAGTAAACTTTATTGATTCAGATAATATTAAGATAATTAAAAAAGATTTAGCATCTGGAGAGGGTCAGATAAGTTCTCAAGAGCTTCAAAGACTTCAGGCTTCAGGTGATGCAGGTACAAAATCTATGTATCAAGAATTATCTAGGCTTGTAAGCGGAGACCATAATTTTCAAATAATACATTTAGATGAAAATACAAATATGGTTTTTATTAATTCTGTAGAATCTAGGTCTAGGTTAGCATCGTCTTTTAATAAGGATGGTGCAGTTTATGACCAATTAGATAAGATGTATGCCCTTGATAGCAATACCAATATGAAGCAAAATGTATTGAAAATTGCTGATGGGGTAGCCAATGGAGACTCTAAGACTATAGAGCAGTCTATTCTTTTAGCGAGATTAATGAATGATTTTTCTCCTGAGGTTGCTGAATACTTATCGTCAAGAAGAATTGATTTTTCAGAAGCTAAAGGTCTTTGGAAAAGATTAAACCTTACAGAGTCTAAGAGTGGTATCTATGGTACAAAGGATAATTTAGATTTTGCTTTAGAGGCGTATAAATTATTTTCAAAAGAAGGCTCTGAAATACATCAAAAAACATTAGAAGTAATGGAATCTGAATTTAAAACACCATTTAAAACATGGGTAATTAATGATGAGTCTGGAAGTCATAGTCAATTAGATGCATATGAGGTAATCGTTGCTAAAGCAGGTAAGGAGCTTGACTCTGGAGTGTTAACTAAAGAGCAATTTGATTCTATAGAAAAAGATTCTAGGGCTTTGCAGGGTAGAGGAGTAGCTGACGCTGATTGGTATATATCTAGAGATAGATTTCTATCTATATTGGGATTGTTTGGAGTTAGAGAGAATATGCTTATTACCACAGAAATGGGAGAAACGTCTCCAAGTGGAGTCTTCAGAGAGACATATACTATAGACGGGTTCAGGTCAGGAGCTATCAAGCCAACAGTACATTTAAATAATGTTGAAGCAGATGGTAGCATGACCCTTTTTATAGGAAAAACTGCATTTAAGTATGACCCATCTCTTGATAATCTTATGAGCACTAAAAGGATTAATTCTTTAACCTTTAAGAGTGCGGCTAAGATATGGACTACTGTTGATAAATTGGATGGAGGAACTATACAGTCTCCCAATAGAGATAAATGGCAGAAACTACCTCTTACTGATGATAGAAGAGATTTTAATGATAACTGGATGTCTGAATTAGATAGACATAATGCAGATGCAACAATAGACATACCGTGGGAAGCAATTAATTTTAAACAAGTGTCTAGAGAGCATACCTCTGGGGTAGGAGCAAATACATTTAATCACTTTAGTGAGAGAGGTCAGGCCGCAGCTAAAGAATGGGCTGATGTTGACAATAGGATGAACAATTTTGATGGAAATTTTAGACTTATGATAAACGACCCCTATGCTAGGACTGATATTGTTAGGCAAATGCTAGGGTTTTCTATTGAACAAGGGGATAATACCCTTGCTCGGACTGGATTAGATTATATTGTTGAAGAGGGTGGTGTTCTTACTGATTCATGGCAAATACCTCAGATAGAAAGAGCGATGATATCATATTATTTAAATGGTGGTGCAATTGTTAATAAACAGGTGTATCATTCTTCAATGGATGTCATGACAGCTGCTCCTTCAGAATACGATTCGCCTATAAGAATAAAAACAAGAAAAGATGGAACTCTTGGTGGACTCCCAATTCAAACTCAGTATGGTGGCAAGGGGATATCATTCTTTTTAGGAGAAAAATCTTTTTCATTGACTGGCTCCCAAGATATGAATATAGACTCTAATGGGAGTGTTGAGGTGGGACAGAAACAAGGTTCGGCATTTATATTTAAACATGGATATGAACAAAAATTAGGAACAGGTCAGACCGAAAGGCGTCAAAATATATCAGAAGAGGGCATTGTCTATGAGAATGTCTTCGGAGATAAAATTATTAATTATAGAGGACTTCAGATTACAAAAGAGGGAGGTGATGTGAAGGTTAGAAGGCTATCTGACAGTACTAAGTCGGAATGGAAATCTATAGATTTTGATACTCCGTGGGACAGAAATGGTCTTATGATTGATGATGTATCTTTTGATAAAAAGTTTTTTGTAGAATTGTACGAACAGCACGCAGGTAGTGAGAGTGAGTATAGTAAGACAATAGGATGGGTTAAGGATAACCTACAATTTAATGTTACAAATTCTGATGTTGTTAATCACCTAAAAGATAAAGGACTTTGGTTGGCAGCTTTTAGCATAAGACAACCTCGAAACTCTCCTGGAGATATTATCTTAACTAAGGTTGAAGATGTTTTAGACCATAGACAGGGGAATGTTGAAAAGACAAACATATTAGATGCCCTAAAGCATCACGATGCAGATAATGATTTTGATAAGAACACTACATTCACAGCTGCTCCTGATGGGATATGGACTGAACTTGGTCGACTTTCAGGTTCAAAGATATGGTCAAGTCAGGCTGATATTACAAAAAACATAGAACATCTTATGGATAGAAATAATTTAATGTTAGATGACAATGGTATGATGTCGATGCAGCAAGGGGATGTTATTGAAGGGGCATTGATAAGAGGAAGATATGTTAAAATGCATCAAACACTTACCTACATGATGAATATGTTTGGGAATAAAGGGACTGTTTTAAAGGGGATTTATAAAAATAAGGAAATAAGTATAAAATGGAATGATAATCCTCAGGCGTATTTAAATACAGCGGATTCAATATCGCATTGGGTAAAAACTTATATTGATTTATATAAAAGGACTACTCGCTCGCAGGCAGATAGTCGCAATTTTATAGACAACGTACAGTGGGATATGTACTTTGGAAACGCAGATAGACCAGGCTTATTTAGTTTAGTCGACCATCAGGGTGTGGCTATAACAGATAAATGGGGTGGTAATAGTGAGTATGCTCCATTAAAAGAAGCAATAGCTGCTAGATTATTAAACCCAATTAATAAATTTCTTACTTTTAACAGAGGAACTGCTGACTTGGGTGAAGGTTTCTCAAGGCAGGCGTCCTTAGAGCAAATGGCTAATGGGTATTCGACATTAATACATAGTTTAGACTCTAACACTTCTTGGAATGGTGTTGATTCAAAAAGTCAAAACTCTAAGGGGTGGTCAAGTATAGATGTTATGCCTGGGTTAGATTCAGCTAGGCAATATTTTGCGAGGTCTAATAATCCTTTTGATTATGGAATGAGAAGACTTCATGAGCTTGATAGGAGCAAATATGCAGATGTTGATTATAATAAAGATTCAATAGGAAGTTTGGTTCAAACCGTTGAGTCTGGTAAATTTGATAACATAAAAGATAGTCAGACTGAATGGAATAAATCTTTACAAAGTGCCCTCCATCATTATGTAAAATCTGAAGGTAAGATAGTTGAGATAGTTAATCTTCAAAGAAAAATTGATGCAGTTAAAGAGAACATTGAGTACACTCAACAAAAATTTGGTGAGAATTTTGAATCATTTGAAACCTCAAGAGATGCTAAAAGATTAGATTTATTGGAGCAAGCTAGGGATGAATTGGTAGCTGGGGTTGGATTCCAAAGAGATTATATAGTGGGTAGATATTCTGATGTTATAAATACGGTAAAGATTAAGAATGAATTAATTACAGAAGGTAAGTTGACAAATCATTTTCCTAAAACTCCAATAGGAGTTATTATAAAAGGCGAGTTGAGTGAAGTTATAATGCCAGGGAAAAGCAATAGAAATTCAATTCCTAAGGGGGCAACTGTTATTGAAAGCCCTAGACGTTATGAAGCGGCTAGTCTGAGTGCTATGGGGGATAGAATAAATTTTCATATGTTCGCTGGTCGACCATCTTATCATGGTGAGGATGGACGAAGAGAAGATATGTCTATGAATGATTGGAAAGCTACTAAAGGTATTGTTTATGATATTAAAAAAAGGTTTGCTGATATTGCCAAAAGATACGATGATGCTCCTCAAAATACAGTAGGTACTAGAGAAGCAGAAAAAATCAATGCTATACATGAGGTTTTGACTGACCCAAAATGGTCGTCCTTCTCTGACCGTGGTATGATTGGAAAGTGGTCAATGATTCAAAGGTTATTAGTTCCTGAATTGGATAGAAGTGTTATGGAAATTTCTCCAGTTGTAGGCATTGGGCAAGACGTACAAATACAACCTAAGGTTAGAATGGCATTCGGAGGTTCTATAGAAAAGTATCTTGTAACATATTTAAATCAAATAAGAATGGGGTCATATAGGGATACAGGCGGTAAAGATGTAGGTTTTTCTACTCAAAATGAAGCAACACTTTTACTTGAGCATTATACTCAAAGCAAAAAACAAGGACTAGTAGAACTAACAAATAAATTTGGAGATTTAGAAGTTCTAAGAGAAGGTGTTTTTAGTAATGAAATTGATGTTAATAGGTGGCATGGATTTAAGGAAATTAATTTAAACCAAGAGGTTGGACAGTGGAGTACTGATTCTAGAGAATCTACAGCTAATGCATCCAAAGTGTTAATGAAGTATGCATCAGGTGAGATATTGGTTGACCCATTTGTATTGTATAGGCACTCTCGTGAGATGGAATCAGTTGGAATCCCTCGTAGTCAAATATTTGGGAAATGGGTAGAGTCTAAGGTTCAGGCAGATTTCGGTAAGTCTACGAATATGGAGTTTATTCACCCTCTAGACGCTGCAAGTGAAAGAGGTAGGCGTTTTGGTGACCAAAGTATAGAAAAAGAAGGAATAGATGGTATGATTGATAGAGTATTTAGATGTGGAGGTAGGTAATGTCTTGGTTATTATGTAAACCTTCCAACAGGAAGCATGACAATAAGAATGATGAGAAGAACAAGCAGCTTAGAGATTCTATGAAGCAGCATGGTATTATGTACACAACTGACCCTAATATTGTTAAATGGAACTACCATAAGGACACAAAGACCTTTGAGTGGTTGTTTAGGAGATATACAGGTAAGGAAATGGACTTAGATGCTAACCCAATAACGCCAGCTGATTTAAGAATATTTAAAAGTGGTATAAAAGAGTTCTCTAGAGATTTAGGCAAACAAGGGACTCTTCGTGAAAGAGTATCATCCTTTTTTAAGGTACCTGGTGCTACTATGAGAAAATTACCAGAGTTAAAAAGGTATCAAGACGATTTAATTGCAGAGTCATCTTTCTTTAGAAGATATCAAATTGAGAATCAGCATCATTCAAAAATAGTAGCAGACAATTGGGAAGTTTTAGCTGCTGAAATCGGAGGTAAAAATTTACCTAAAGAATTTAGGGCTCTTGAGAAAAAAATGGATGTTAACCTATCTATTAAAACCCCAAATGCTGAGCAAAAAGCGGAAAGAAATGCTTTAAAACAGCAGTGGACTCGTTTGTTAGAAAAAGGCGCCGTCCCAGTTTTAAGAGATATACAAGAAGTTATTAATGGCGCTGATATCGATACTTTACCTGGATATACTCAAGGACAAAAATCTATGTTGAAAGAGATAGATTCAAGTATGATGAAGATTAGACAGAATGGGGTAAAGATTATGACGAGTGCCCTTAGGAAAGTAATTGAAACTGCTAAAATGGTTGATGCGAGAGAAGGTTCTACTAGAAATTTACATAATATAATGAAAGAGCTTTCATCTGCTATAAAACATATTGAATTTCAAGGTAAAAAAGATATTGAAGGGGGTAAAGTCCCATATAATAAGATGGTGGCTGATACGGATATGGAAGTATTGGGATTTACAAAGGGAGAGACTATCTATTTTAAAAAATATATGCCACATAAATTGTTAGGGATGGTAAAGTTAATTAAAGATGGTCATAGGATGATGTTAAATACAGAAGGAAAAACATCGGAACAACAAAGCTTAGATTGGGATAATTTTAGAACCAATGTGGAGTCTGCTATGAGTAGGTCTCCATTCCCAAACCCTTATTTTAGTAAAGACCCTTTATTCTTTCTTAGGCAATACAATCATGAGATAGCTCAATTTAATTATCAAGCTCACTTAGAAAATACATTTAGAAAACAAGTATCACATTTAATGGATATGTCAGAGAAAGCTGTTAATGAAAACGATAGACAGCTAGAGAGAGCTTCTGAGGCTTTAATTACACAAATGCATGAGATGAAGCATAGTTTAATTGGTATTGACCCTAAGTCGGATAGTGCCCTTAATCAAATGTCTAGATTATTAACTTCTGTGCAGTATTTCAGATTAATGGGTGGCAATGTTAGGTCAGCGGCTAGAAATGGGACTCAAAGACTTTATGAATTTGTTCATTTTGGGTTTAAGGCTACTAAGGACGCTGGTAAATGGTATAAAGACAACCCTGATAAAAAGTCTGGAATGGAAAAACAAGCAAAGGCTCATGGTATTCTTTGGCATTCAGGTGGACAAGGCAAAAGAACAAGGGATGCCCTATCTGTTGAGACTGGTGCTAGGGGAGCAATTGAAGTTAGTCAAGTTCCTCAGGGTATGAGAGTTGATAGTGATGGTGTTTTACGAATGTCAGAAGGAGCAGAAATTGGTAAAAAAGTAACTGAAGCTGCTGCTAAGACTGCTGATATGTTTGGTACTTTTCATAGGAGAGTTGAGAATTGGAATAGAAAAGGAACTTTTGAAACAGCTTATTCATTATCAAAAATGAATCTAGAAAGAGCTAGTGATGCTTGGGTCTCAAAACAAATGGGAGTTTCGTTAGATAGGCTTAGAGGTAAGGGTGGAGCAGGCAAGCGTGAAGCATGGGAACAACGGAAGGCTGGTAATGTTGCTTATAATGCAGTCGTTGATTTACATTTTGAATATGCTAAGTGGGCTAAATCTAAAGCATTGAAAGGGCCAGCTGGTCAAGTGGTTGGACAGTTTTTACATTATAGATTTAGTTTGTTTGATTTGATGTCAAGGTGGTGGAAAGATGGGAAAAGGTCTATTTTAGCTGGTGATTTTAATAGAGAAGAGTCTTGGAGATTATATCGTTTAGGATTAATACAAAGCATGGTTTCTGGTACCTCCTTAGCTATGGGTTTAAATATAGGAGCATTAGTTCAAAATGATGTGGTTGAGACTGCTGAACAATTGTGGATGCTAATGTCAGCGGATAGAGATAATCCTGATGAAATGAAAGAATTAGAAAGAAAAACATATAGACAAGGAGTCACATCGTTTGCTGGTCCTACTGTTAGCCACGGTATTCAATTCGGAGAGTGGATGAATTGGTGGAGCACAGACCATAACGGAATACCTCGTTCACCGTATCAGTATACTGTGGATACAGGTGATAGTTATAAAAGAAAGCAAAGATGGAAAGGTAGAAGTTTAATTAATTCTGAGTTAGCAAGAGCATCTACTTATAGCATACCAGTCCTCGCAGAGCAAGGTATATGGGATTTTGCTCAATTAGAAAGCGGGACATACCTTACAAAAGAAAATAGAAAAACTAGAAAAAGAGCAGGTAGACTATTTAGAGATTATGTTCCTGAGAAAATTAGAAACCTAAGACCATTTGCTGATGTAACGTTAGCTCAATCTAAGCTTCCTAATGTGTTGAGACCTAAGAGAGCTGGAGCTGTAGCTGGTTTAAATAAGAGACCTGGATTGAAAGTAAGCCCATATGAGGTAAGTAGAGTTCTTGGCTCTCTTGATTATATTAAAGGGAAAGCGACCCCTGGTTCAATATTAGAAACAATTAGGAGTTAACCAGAGGCCTCCTTGGCAGGATTTATTCCCTTAATTAAATTCTTTCTTTTTTAACGGTTGTTCTTTTTGCGTGTGAATGAATTGCATAATATCATATATTAAAAGATACAAATCATCCCATGTTTGAATTTTATCAAATTTAGTAGATATAATTTTTTTATCTATTGCTATTTTTTTTTCTATCGGTATTAGTGCCATAATTTCTGCCCTTCCTTTTGTAATATTTGGCGATTAAAATAGCATCTGCGTTAGCAAATGTAACATTGAATGTGCTTTTAGAATTATCAACATATCTTTGAGCAAATATTTTTAATTTATTTTTTCTTTCTTTTCCTTGAACTGTTAATTCGTATTCTTTTTGCCATTCTTTAGGACTAATCTTTATCCATTCTACATTTAAGGTTGTTAGGATACCCTCCCAAACACCTAAATTTCTTCCGAAAGTAAAAGTTCCCTTAGCCGATGAACCTCTTAATGCGTGAACATCCTCTACCATCCAACGTTCTTTAAATCCTTCTACGTAGCAATGGTTTTTAATGGATTGTACTATCTCAGGGAGTTTATATAACTTAGATGGGAATCTATAAGCATCAATAGTTCTGTCTGGCCACACAACTGATATACCACCGTTGTAACCAGGGTCTATTCCAATATAAGCTATATTATTTCGCCGTGGAATAGGTCTACGATTCTTTCTATAATCGGATGGGTTTCTATTGGTTCAAGTTTAGACACTCTATGCTTACATCCTTTCGAGAATATTTCATGAGGTATGTTTTTAGGTCTTGCAAACCACAAGCAGTCACCGTGTTGCTGATAACTACAACCTCGGCAACTGATGCGTTTGCTTAATATCACTTTTTAGATTCAAGTAAAGCTTTCGATTCTGTATTATAGAATCTACACTTATTACCATTAAAACCTACAGTGCTTTCTCCAGTTAATCCATATCTAGATTTAGCAGCTATTACGCTTATAGAAAATGGACTAAATTTCTCATCATCGTACTGGTATGGATAGTATACGAACAGGGCAGATTCAGCGCATTGTTCTATAACTCCACTTTCAGCAAAATCACTTAGTTTAGGTTTAGGGTCGAATCTTCTTTCTATTTCTCTATTTAACTGGCTTACTAAAATAGCAGAACAGTTTTCTTTTTTACAAATCCATTTATAATCATTCATAATCTTTTCCAATTGGAATCTTCGTTCTAAGGAAGCACTCCCTACTGAAATCAATTGAATGTAATCATCTATAATCACATCTGGTTTAAACTTAGTTATCTCACCGATAGATTCTTCCAATGAACGTATATCTTCATACATTACTAAATTGGAATACTTATCACTAACGGCAGTTGATATTCCGTTTAACAATTTTTCTTCAACTCTTTTAGGAATCTCATTTTGTCTTACATCATCATAGGTAATACCATCAGATTCCATCACTATTACTTTTCTCATCATTTCAGTATTGCTCATTTCACGATTGAATAGCAACACTCGCTTACCACTTTCAACTAATTTTCTAATAAGATTAACTACTAGAGTAGTTTTGCCATGCCCTGGTCTTCCACCTAGCACAGTAATTTCACCTCGCGTCATTCCACCTGAAAATTCATCTAATGGCTTGAAATTAAAGGGTATCATAGCGTTCCCCTTAATAATCTTGTCTACTGTCTCTTTTATTATCGTACTTATATCCCCATTCCTGGAAGGCAGGAGTGCCCTTAGGTCATCTACATACCTGCCATGCTCTTCTAGAATAGAACGAGTAGTGTCTATACTAGAGAAACTTGCGTTGTAGAGTTTGTAAGCAGTTTTAGCAACTTGACGCTGAACGAATTTTTCCCAAACCATCTTAGCATGCTGTTTTGCCATAGCAGCCCCGACAACCTTATCAGGTAGTCCAGTCATCCAATATGCAGTAACAGCGTTATTCTTTTTTTTGGTTTCGTTTAGTAGTGTTATAGGCTCTATAACTTGTTCAGCTCTTCTTAGTCTTCCCATAGCTATCCAAGTATGTTTAGTTAAATGGTCATAGAAGGCTTCGTTATCTTGTATGATTGCTGAAACTTCATCGTATGTATCCCATCCACCTAATAGTATAGCACCAAGTACACATTCTTCTGCCTCCCCATCCCACGGGGGAAGTTTGATATCTGTTTTCATATTATCCTCCATTGAATAAGGTTTCTTGATAAGCTACTTTTTCATAATTAGTTATTACTAATTCGTTTTTATATTCTCTTTTCTGTGTTTGACCAGCGTATTTTACTGGAATAGCCTCTATTTCATAATCTTTATAAAGTTCATGGACTTCAGGTTTATCATCATAGCTTACCATAAAATTACCACCACTATCATCTATAACTTTGCAAATGTTACGCAAGTCAATATGGTCTTGTTCAACAAGAGAGTGTATGTAGTAATCATTTCTAGTTCCTGCCACAATATAAGGTGGGTCTAAGTACCAAAAATCTCCTTTATCAGGAGGATACCTATCCACCAAGACTCTGAAATCTAAATTTTCAATCAAAACATCATTAAGATATTTTCTTGAATACTTTAAATCTTCAATTAATTTATCGGTATTCCAGTCAGCTGAGTTTTTACTAAATGTCCCTTGAGGATTATTATTAAATGAACAACGAATTAAATAGTAATATCTAGCTGCTCTTTTAGCGTCTGGTATGTTTTCAACTTTTGTGTTTTTAATGTACTCTTTAAGTATTTCATGTAAACTCCTGCTCTTAACATACCAGCTAATATGATGAATGAATTCATCAAATTTTTCTGCTAAAACAGTGTACAAGTTTACTACATTTTTATCTAAATCGTTAACTACATTCCACTCTACTTTCTTTTTCCTAAAGAACATTGAGAGACCTCCAGCAAACATTTCTATGTATTTATTATGAGCTGGAATCATCGGAACTAGCTTTTGACTTAGATAGTATTTACCTCCATAATAAGGTATTATAACAGGGCAATCTATGTTCATTCTTCCTCCTCATCTATTTTCTTTTGACCCCACCACCAGCCGTTACCGTTCTCTTGAAAAAGTTTAGACCTTGCTTTTAAATAGGCAGGGTCATCAACATCTCCTTTGAACGGCCAGCTAGAAGTTTTATTTCTCCAATCATAGAAAGAGCTTGGTATAGGGTTTTTTTTGGGTTTAAGCCCTTGCTTCTTCATTAGTCCACTTACTTATGGTTGGGAATATCTGAGATTCAAATTTATGAGTAGAGTTGTATCCTCTATTCATATGATGAGTGTTAACCCATGTAGCAGCATTGATTAAATCCCAATAATTATCTGGATTATGGGACATTAAATACTGAACAAATGGCTCCATTACGTTAGTAGGAATCATTTCTATGAGTTTTTGCACATGCTCTTTGTTGACTTTTGTATCAAGCATTAATGCAAAATCATCTTTGAATACATTTGCAGTTGTTTCAATAGTCTCTGCAATTAATTCAGGTAACTCTGATATTCTAGGGTTATATATTGAGTGTTTATTTGACTTTTTAGACAAGACAACACCAATAACCATCCCATTAGAACATACCAAGCGATATGCTCCTGCTTGAATACCTATCTCCCATGAACCATCATAACTGTTTTTTAACATTATTTCAGGGTTTACTACATCTTCCTTTGAAACCTTTACTTTAACATTTGGTATCACATATCTCATAATAGAACGTTTACCATCAGCTAACACTTTTACTTCCCTCTCTACTGCTCCTACTTTTCTTAATGTGTCAATAGACGCATCATATAACTGTTGATTAGTTACTAATTGATATTCATCAGTCATACAACTTAGAATATCTCCAGTATCTTCTCTTACTATGAATTTATACCCAGTTTTTTCTTTTAATCCTTTACCAAACAACTGTCCGACAGCTGGTACTTCTTTTACTGGAAACAAAGCTTCATTAATCATAACCTAA